AAAATTTCCCTTGGCTACAAGAATATTATCCTTGGGTCTGCATGGCCGCTGATTCATTCTCTACAATACAGAATAAAACCGGTTGTTTAGCAAAACATAATTATAAGATAGGATATAAGATAATCAATGCCTAAGATGCCAGATAATTTATTCATAACAGGATGTGATGAAAAAACCGAGTGGCAGTTGCCGTGGTTTTTAGAAAACTATTTTAAGCATAATAGTACACCTATTGCTATTGGCAATTTTGGTATGTCCGATGAAATGATACATTGGGTTGAAACAAAAAGCCATGCCTTTTGCTTAATGCACCATGATCAACAGGATCAAAATAAATTTGATAAAGGATGGTTCCTGAAACCAGCGGCTATGTTGAAGGCACCGGGTAAAAAAGTAGTATGGCTTGATACTGATTGTCAAGTAATGGCAAATTTAGATCATATCTTTAGAATACTAGAACCAAATAAACTTAATATGGTTATGGATAGGCCTTGGCTAAAGCGTAGACAAGAAGAATGGTTTAACTCAGGTGTTGTAGGATTTATTGGTAAGCCTGAAATTTTATATAAGTGGGCATCACAGGTTGAGGCTACACCAAATGTGGGAGATCAAGAAGTGTTACACTCTATGCTTGATCCTCTTAACAGGCAAATATATATTAATGAACTACCGAATAAATGGAATTGGCTTAGGTTACAGATTGAGCATGATAACGAAGATTCGAATGATAAGAAAATTATGCATTGGACCGGAGCCAAAGGTAATGAAAGAATTAAAGGGCTAATGAAGATTAAGGAGGCTATTCGTGCCTAGAACAGTACATATTATTGGTAATGGTGATTCTTCGGTGTTATACCATGAAGAACAAAGAAAAGGTTTGAAACTTACATGTAACCTAGCACCATTTGAAATACCAGACTCATATGCTGCATGCATAGTCGATTTTAAGATGATGCATACTATTAACACTGGTATAATTGATGTACCCGGTGAATGGATTCTTGGTGCTCGTCCTAAGATGTACATGGAAAAACACCCTAATTTTTATACTAAAAGAGCTAGGCAGATAAAACAGTTTTATACCAAACTGCCTAAGTATGCTGCAAACTATACGGACTTTAATTGTGGACATATGGCAACATACTTTGCGTTAGAACATCTAAAGGCAGAGGTAATTCATATGTATGGGTTTGATTCTATTTTTGATTTTAATTTAAGATCGAGCACTGATCTGTTTATTACCTCAGATAGAGGAAGCATGAATAACAACAGGTTGACAAATAACTGGCGTCCTCTTTTCAACAATATGTTCAAAGATTTTAATGAGACTAAAATAAATTTACATCACTTTCATAGTGCACTTAAATTTGAAGTACCATCTAATGTTGAGGTACATAGTTACAAAAAACGAGGTGAAATTGTTGATGCAGGCAAACAGAGTGGCTCAATAAAAACTGTTGATTTTAGAGAATAATGGTGTACATTCCTTTTTAGTTATGGTATAATAGATCTATAATTAAAGAGGGTGATATGATTTTTGTCGAAGGCGGAAGCAGAAAACAAAGAGATCTTACATATGATATAGCATCGTTTGCTTGGATGAAACTTATGCCACGTATTCGTAAGTGTGAGGTCATTATTCAACTTAAAAAACTTAAGGCATATCATGGAACATGTCTTGATATCGGTGAAAGGGAATATCATATAGAGGTAGAAAAAAGATTAAGTCTTGGAGACGATTTTATTACTACTATCTTTCATGAGATGACACATGTAAAACAATTAGTTTATCGAGAGTTTTTTACTGAATGCAATTTTTACGAAAGTCGGGAAGAATATTTGAATTTACCTTGGGAAGTTGAAGCATATGCTAAACAAGAGGAACTATTAGAGCAATGGAACAAACACAAGAAGACGTCTTAAGAAATAATATTAAAGAATTGCAAAGGCAACTGCAAGAAGCTTATATACGTATCAAAGAATTAAGAGAAGAATTAGAGAAAAAAAATTAAAATAAATGCATTTTATGGTTTACTTTTATGAAAAACTATGGTATAATAGATCTATAAAATGGAAGAGGAGCTAAATTATGACTGATCTTATTACACACATCAAAGGTATCAATGAAAAGTCTCGCCAAGAAATGGCCGAGTACCCCGGTACATACATCGGTCTTCTGACAGAAGATCGTGCACACTGGAATGACCAGGGTATCTTCACTGCTGAGCAGTTCGACTTCCAAATGGAATACTATGCTCTGTACGACTATATCGGTTGTGTTACAACTAAGTCGTATGCTCGGTTTCTCTTGCAGGATTGCAAGACCAAGGATGATCTGGACATGGTCTACGTCGAGTTTGCTCAGCCTTCGGAGGCAGCGTAATGGTACGAACAACTGAATCGTATAATGACGAAGGAGAACTCAGTTATTTCACTACTCATCCTTACGACGAATACAATGGTGATGGTGTAAGTTTAACAGATAAGTTTGCAGAAGTTAGAGAGGAATACCAGAAGAACGGTAAAAATATTCTAAATATGCGTACTTATTATAATAGTGGATTTAATCATACTACTCAACAAGACGAAAAAGAACCTGAGTTCGGTATCGAGGTTGAGTGGATATGGTAAAAAGTTTAGTAAGGAGGCTCCTGTCTCGCTCCTCTCTCAGTAGATGCCTTCTTACTAATCCTATAGGTGAAAGGACCACCGCCTAGCAATAGTGCAAAAATGGTCCAAGTCGAGCGGTTACCGCGGTCAAGATTAGCTTGGCATGGGAGCGGGAAACGCGGTTAAGCCAGTAAACGACTATAAAATTAAGACGCTGGTGGGAATTATAGAGTGCCCTCATAAGAAAGACTCACACAACAAAGGAGAACGGACTGCGGTCCAGCAACTAGCGTTCATTTGTTAGCTCTGCGAAATTTGAAAGGAACACCGCAGAAGGTTCCTTTCTCTTATAAATAGATAGAGGAGACTTAAATGAAATGGTATGATTTTTTAATGATCAGCGTATTCGCTCATATCCTAAGTCAAGGTTTACTCTATAATCTTAGCTGGGCAGTTATAGCTTGGGTTTCTTATAATGTTTACGTAAATCAAAGGAGACTTGGTAATGTCTGATGATTTTTTCGATTTTGGTTTTACTGCGGTAGATGAGTCCGAACTTAAAGCAGTTCAGGAAGTATCAAAGAAAGCAGAATCGCTTGGTGCAGATGCACTAAATACTCAAGAAAAATTGGATAGTTTATATAATGCAATCGTTCCACTACTCAACAATCTCAAAAAGAACCCAGAAAAAGAATACATTCTGTGGCCTAACAGGATTGATAAGGTCGAGCAATTCGAAGCTCACCTCCTTAAAATTTACAAATCATAAGAAAAAAAACGTAACCGTTTGTTTTCGAAGGAAAAAATATTGCACTTTTTCCTTTACTTTTGCGTGAAAATAGTGTATAATAGATCTATAAAATGGAAAAGGAAGAGGAGTCCTAAAATGTTTTTAGAAAATCTTACAAAGCTTGAAAAGAATCTTTGGAAAAGCCACGTTGAGTTTGTTGGTGTTGACCATGACATGGCTGAAATGTATGCCGAAGATCGTAATGATGTCATCGAAGTTAAATATCGCTACAAGCGTGGCCATATGGGTTCGCTTCGTACCTTTATCGATCGTATGGATACTCATCCTCGTGAAGGTGTAGTAATGGCATTCGCTGCTGATCTTGGTGAAGATTGGGTTCTTAAAAATCTTGGTTATGAGGTACGCTAATATGGGTATGTCAAGTTATGTAATGGATATTGAAGATACATTTATCGATAAAGCTAATGCTGTTATTGGCGGATGTGAATGTGTAGGTGAACTACTCGAAACTCTCGAAAAGAGTGGCGATATGAAGCTATGTGTACATATGACTGATACACAAAAGCTTGAGTTTGTAGATGAAATCTGGAATGAGTATTGGAGCGATTATAATGTCTAAGTTTGTTATTACTAAAGAGTCAACCTATGAAGAGCGTATGGATGCTATCCGTGCTGCATCAAAAAGATTGGCTGCCTTAAAGAAGCGTGAAGCTTATTATACTCGCCAAGAGGTTGAGCCAAAGCCCGGTCAAGATCTTGACGAAAATCATAATCATTGGACTGATGCACCACAATATGCGGAGAAATATTATGGCGAAAGGATGCGCGATACTATTGCTATGGATAACGATTGGAATTAGTGGCTGCAATCCTGCAGTAGCACAAGATTGTTTCTATGAAAAGCAAGTTCAATATAAGAACGGTGAAACCATCACCGCATTCCAAAGGTACGACTGTACCAACTCTCCACCACCAGAAGTTATCGTGGTTGAGAAAGAAGCAGAACCAAAAACAATAGGGGATTGGCTGTTTCGCCTCGAGGAGAATGATTCCTTGAGTCATGTACTACAAATTCTAGTCGGTGGAGGAGTTCTATGATTAGATTTATTTTCGGTGTTATTACTGGAGTGGCACTCGTTATATTATATCCAGATATTTTAACTTGGTTTGTCGATAGTGGCAGCCGTGACGCAATCATCGATAGATTGAAGGAGCTATAAGATGAAAAAATTTATGTTACTACCTATTGCTGCAATGGCTGCAGCATGTGATAAGACACCACCCGATGTGTCTATGTCTAAAGAATTATTTGAGTATAAGAAAGCTCAAGTTGAAAACCAAATAGACGAAATGCCTGATTGGTATACTGATATTCCATCAGAAGAAGATGCAGTCTATGCAGTCGGTACGGCTGTAACTCCTGATCTGCAACTCGCTGTCGATATTGCAGTACTGTCAGCCAAGACAACTCTTGCTGATCGTGTTGATAGCCGTATTCGTTCTCAAATGAAACTATTCAAGACTAAAGTTGGTGCAACTGATTTTGATGCTACAGTTCAAAATAATTTTGAGCAGGTAACTCGTAATCTTATTGCAGATGCCGATGTTGCTGGTTACTCTGTCAAAGAACAACAGATCGTCCAGAATGGTACACAGTATCGTGCCTATGTTCTACTCGAGTATAAGAATGCTACAGCCAACGCTGTGATTAAAACTCGTATTAGTCAGAATGAGTACCTACTTGAAAAGCTGCGTGAAACACGTGCATTCAAAGAACTAGATGATAACGTAGCCGCTCAAAAAGCTGATGAGCTTGCTGAAGCAAAAACTCTAGTTGATGCTATTAATGGTGTTAATAAGGAAGATCCCCGCGAACCTTATGCAAATTAATGGTGTACATTTCTGTAAATCTGTGGTAGAATAGTATAATGGAAAATTTATCTAGTGATAGAATGATGGCAGTACGTGTATTCGAAGGTGAGTTACAACGTATGAAAGCAATTACTGGCGGTGAATATGACACAGTCCAAAAGATTGTACGTCAGTACATGCAAGAACGTATTAATGACATGACTAGAAAAGGCCACTATAACTCAGCAGATGTGGAGTATCGATAATTATGACTATGCACTTGGTTCGTGGTATGACCACCATAAGTACTCGTAAGCGTAAGGCTCGGCTTAAGACTGCTGCAGTCCTTGAAGAAGAACGTAAGACAGCGAAGCTCCTCAAGTCTTTAGGCTATGATCGCAACGCTGCCCGTAAGTACAAGGCTGCCATGCCTGACTATACGGTAAGTAGTACTATACCAACTAGCGACGTCATAATGCCAGTGTCCGGCAAGCGCAAAGCTAATCAGTATACCGGTAATGAGCTTGCCGGCATTGGCACCTTACATAAATCTAATATGGTTCCCGTACGTAAAGATTCTAAAGATGCAGTTGATATCGCTCATATGAGACGCTAAAAGTATGGTAGATTATAACAATTCAAAAATAGTAAAAGAAGGTTACAAGGTAGCCTCCACTGAAGGTGGACAGGGAATAAAAAAAGATTCTCTTTTTTCCAATTATCAGTTAAGAGAATACCAGTTTTCTATAAGTAAATGTAAAAATTTTAGACGTGCATTAGATATTGGTGGATGTTATGGAATCCAAAGTATTCGTATGGCAAAGGACTTTGCAACAGTAGAAGTATTCGAACCGTTATTTTATAAATTTTTAGAATATAATACAAAAGAATTTGACAATGTCAATATTCATCCGTATGCTTTAAGTTCTGACTCTGGTACAGCTACTATGAGAGTTGGTTTATTTAATAGTGGTGGATCAAACATAGCAGCTGGTAGGAAAAAAACAAGACAAACATATGAAGAAGTTAAAACACGTACTTTAGATTCATATAAATTTACAGATGTTGATTTTATTAAAATTGATGTTGAGGGGCACGAATGGATTGTTTTAGAAAGTGGATTTGAAACAATAAAACAATGTAATGTGCTTATGATCGAGATGGCGCAAAAACATCCAAATTGGAAGGACATGCATAACTATTTTGAAGAGCGTGGATTTGAGAGTAAAAGATTTAGATATGATACAGTATTTTGGAAAGAATAAAAAAAATGCATATCAGTGCATTTTTTCCTTTACTTTTGCGGAAAACTGTGGTAGAATAGATCTAGAATAAAAATAGAGGAGCTAACATGTCAATTGAAAATACACATGCATATAAGTATGGCGAGCTTACAGTACTCGCAAGAATTTTGGCTGAAGAGGTCAAAGAGGATATACGTCTTAGTGCTAAAGGACCGTACGCTTTTTCGAAAAAACTTATGTTTGCTCGAGCAAATGCAGTACTAGAACTTTTAGAAGCTCATGAGAAAAGAGGTAAATAATGGCAAAACGTAAACAAAAAATTCGTGCAAAGGCCAAGACCGGTTTATCCGGTGTTCCTATCGATAAAGGATTTAGTGCCGCTCTAAATTATTTTCACATGGAAGTTGATCGTAAAGATTTGATCAGCACTATGAAATCATATGTAAAGAAGAACATGGATAAAGAACAGGCACGATATGTCCTGTCTTGTCCTGATTATAAGTTCTATGCCTTTACTCATAAGTGTGCTACAGCATTCTGGATTGATGCTGGTCTACCATCAGACGATAAGGTTAAGATGTATGCCGAAGGTTTATATCAACACCTAACTGAATGTACTGAGATGGGGAAGGCGCTGTACTTCGAAAAGCAGGCTAAGTTGAAAGACTCAGATAAAATTGTATCTCTTTCTCCTATGCAAAGATTACAAAATAAAATAAGTAACACCATCATGCAAGATCTACTTGATCTAGAAGATCAGTGGATGGATGGAGAAAAAGCAGAGTTGGATGTTTACCAAGAATTCAAGCGACACGGTTTGCCTAACAGTGCTACAAACGCTGTAAGGCAGGTGATTGAGGGATGGTTACTTGATTATGAAGATGCGTACCATAAGCGTTGTCCTGATGCTGTTGAAGGTTATGCACATTTGAAAAGACCTGAACTCAATCGCCGCATTAAATGTTGTCAGTCTATGTTATCTGACCTTGATCGTCTTAAGGCTGCAGCCAAGGCAACTCGAGTCACGAAAGTGAAGGGTCCTAAGTCTGCAGACAAACAGGTCTCTAAGGTTCAATACAAGAAAGAGGATAACGAGTTTAAGTTGGTGTCTATACCACCAATTAAAATTGTCGGTCAATTTCGTCTATACACCTTCAACACAAAGTATCGTGTAATTACAGAGTATGTTACTCAGTCGGCAGCAGGTTTTGAAATCTCAGGATCTACAATTAAAAACTTTGATAAGGTTAATAGTAGATCACGTAGTTTACGAAAACCAAATGAGTTCTTACCCGAAATACTTAATAGAACACCAAAGCAAATTGATAAAGCTTGGAATGACCTAACCACAAAAGAAAGAATACCAAATGGTCGAATCAATATGGATACAATATTGCTAAGGGTGTTAGACAAATGAAAGTAGAAGATCAGTTTCTCAATAAAACTAAGTTCTCAAAATTAGTAGAGAAAGCAGTAGGTGACTTAAAGATTAGTTATATGGATGCTATTCTCTATATCTGTGAGAAGAACGATATTGAGCCAGAGGATGTAAAGAAATTTGTGTCCCCTATCATAAAAGGAAAGCTTGAAGCTGAGGCTATGAATCTTAACTTCATTCCAAAAACTAATTCAATTGATTCAGCATTATTCGAATAAGTTGAATATAAATAGTTGTACATTACAGTCATACTGTGTTATAATAAATCATACATTGCAATACAAAGGAAAATACAATGTCATTCGAAAATCTAAAACGCAATCGCGATCAAATCTCCAAACTCGTACAAGCAGCTGAAGCCGTCGGTGGCGGTGAGAAAAAGTCATACGCTGATGAGCGCGAGTGGAAACCTACAGTCGACAAAGCAGGGAATGGATATGCAGTACTCAGATTCTTGCCAGCCGCCGAAGGTGCAGACTTACCATGGGTCAGATATTGGGACCATGGATTCAAAGGACCAACCGGTCAGTGGTATATCGAAAACAGCCTTACATCTATTGGTCAACCTGATCCTGTTGGCGAACTCAACTCACGGCTCTGGAATTCCGGCCATGAAGAAGATAAAGAAACTGCACGTAAACAAAAGCGCCGATTACACTATGTAGTTAATGCTTTGGTTGTAGAAGATCCTTCTGCTCCACACAATGCTGGTCGTGTAGTTCTATATAAGTTCGGTAAGAAAATCTTTGACAAGATTATGGATGTTATGCAGCCATCATTTGCTGATGAAAAAGCTGTCAATCCTTTCGACTTCTGGGAAGGTGCAGACTTTAAACTTAAGATTCGTCAGGTCGAAGGTTATCGCAATTACGATAAATCAGAATTTGCTTCACCTACATCATTGTTCGATGGTGATGATACAAAGCTTGAAGAGACTTATGGTAAGCTACATAATCTCAATGAGTTCACTGATCCTTCCAACTACAAGACTTATGATGAACTCAAAGCTAAACTAGCACGTGTTCTTGGTGAATCACCTCAAGCTATGGGTGCACCTACTATGGCACAGGAATCTCAAATGAATGTTCCTGCTCCGGCACCTGAGTATAAAGTGTCAGAACCAATCACTGCAGAAGAAATGAATGTTACCAGTGATGATGATACGATGTCTTACTTTGCTAAGTTAGCTCAAGAAGACTAAAGAACAAAAGCACCTCGTATACCTGTCATTTCCCTGACTGGGTCTTCACTGTTATTTGCATTAGGACTTGTTGGGGTTATGACAGTTGTACTTTGTCCAGTGTTATTAGTAATGGTTGGTGCAATTACTGTGCTACCACCACCAAACTCTCCCATTGCTCCGCCACTCTGAATAGGTGTAGATCTGTCTGGTCGAGTCATAGTAGCTTGATTCGAAGCAGCGGCAGACAGTCCACCATCAACTGCAGTATTAGTAGAAGGTAAAGCAACAGGAGCTGAAGATGTTTCGCCAGTAGATGCTTTAGGTTTACCACCCATAATAAAATTAGCTAAAGATCCGGCTAGTGCTTCGCCGCCAAAATATCCAGCAGTTCCGAATAAAGTAGCACCGCCTAAGCCACCAGCAAGCGAGCCTAAACCTGGGAAACCTATTGTTCCAAGTGCACCACCAAGTAACGCACCAAATTTGACTCCGGCAACACTTCCTATCATTCCACCCATAAATTTTGTTAATTCTTTTTTCTTTACATCATCAGGTGCATCACTATTAAGAACATCATACAAACCGTATGCTCCAAGTAAAGCGGCTATACCTGGAAATCTTAAAAACTTACCTAATCTACCTGCTATAGCTTTTCCACCACCAGTAGGTTTCGGAGTAGTTGTTGCTGCACCAGCTTGTGGTTTTGGTAACTTTGCACCTTTCACATCAGCGGCTTTTACCATCTTATTTGTTTTATCACTATGAAAACGTTGAGTCTTTTCGTTAAACGTTACTTTTTCTCCAGATGTAGTCACCCCTTTAGTTCCACCTTTGAAAGTAGTAGCAGCCGCAGCGGCTGCTGCTGTAGTACCGGTAGCTGTTGTAACAGCAGCAGTTGTTGATAAACCTACAAGTCCAGCCAAGGCAGTTTTTAATACTGTAAATGGAAGTTTTAAAGTCTTAAAAAGTAAACCTAAAGATTTACCCGGCTTCATTATAGCAAATATGCCAGCAGCGGTTAAACCTATGTTTGTTAGATCTGTTTTTAGCTCACTGTAATCGCCTTTGGCTAAATTATTAAGACCATCAATGGCACCGCCAAAGGTTGTGGTTATGCTGCTTAGTACTGTTTCAACAGAAGGTATTCTCATACCAAATTGTTCAAGAGCTTTGTTTAAACGGTCTTTTGCTGGTCCTAGTTGAGTATCAATTGTTTCCTTAAGTTCTCCTAGTTTTTCTTGGTTTTCTTTAGTCATTGCAGCAGCAATGGCTCCACCAATCAATCCGAATTTAAGACCAAAGATAGATGCAATTCCTCCAGCTACCATTCCTCTTTCAACTGCATCTCCGGCTTCTGCTGAGTTTGTGTATGCTTCAACTGCGTTACCAGCTTCATCGGCTAGAGCCACTAGTAATGCGGTGCGAATTCCTTTTTTACCAATCATAGAAGCTAAGCCCATAGCACCGCCAGCTTTTGCTAATGCGCCACCTATACCTAGTCCACTAAGAAAACCACCTCCATCTGATACACCACCGCCAGATTTACTTTCTCTTATTGTTTCGGCTTCGGCCTGAGATTTATTTTTTTCTCTTTCAGCCTCAAGGTCATCACCACCAAAACGTTCTTTTTGCTGTTTAATAATTAGAGCGTTGAGTTTCTTTTGCGCAGACAGATTTTCAGCCAAGGTATCATTTGTCTTTTTGATACCGAGTGATAGATCCGCTAGTGTTGCCTCAGCCATGTTGTCCTCGTTCAGCTTGCTGCTGTTCTCTTTCTTTTAACTCGTTAATTAACATTGCTAAATAAATCTCCCTTTCCCATGGAACCATACTGTCTAGGTCACCTAAAGAATAATTATAGTTTTGGAGCAATTGGTAATTAGTCGTATAAAAATTCTCTAAGTTATCATGAGAAAGGTTAATTAAAAAAAATCGTCGATACCCCGCAATATTCGTTTATTATCAGTTCCACAGTCTTTACATTTGAATGCCACTTCATGTTCTAGCTTTGGTAAGTCCAAAGTAAACTGTGCAATTTTATCAAATTGATCTGTCGTAAGAGAATCAAGAAAACCCATAATCTCTTCATTGCTTTCATCTTGCATACTAATACGTTCATCTTCAGTTTCAACTGCGTCTATACATGATACAACCAGAGCCATTAGTTGTTCTGACTGTGTAGACTCACCCATAAGTACATCATTCGATATGAAATAATCATAATTTGGAAATCTCATTCTTACACTTATTTTATCTGTAAGTTCTATTAGATTATTATTTTCACCTACATCTATCTTAATTTCTTCTAAGTTGATTTTTATTTCATTTTGAGTTTCACATTCTGAACATGCAATCAGTATATCAGATGTTTCACCTACCGACTTTGCTCTGATCTGTGTAAACATATAGTCAACATCGAATGTTGATAACGCTTTTACATTGAGTGGTTCTTTCAAACATGCTTCAATAGTATTAAGCATTGCGTTCAATATTTGTCTACGGTCTTGTGATTCATATGCAATTAATAATACTTTTTGTTCTTTTACAAGAAATGGTCTATATTGTACT